TTTTTATAACAATATTTTTCTCATGTTCATTAGGACAATTAAAATTTCTTTTAATTTTTCGCCACCCCATCTCGGGTATGACTTAGAAAAATGTAAAGAGAAATTAGACAACCAATTATACACCCAACGTATAGGCATAGGGCGCGATCTCAAGTACACACGACGTGATCGTAGTTGAAGACGTCGCGTTTATAATGTAGGTCTGCCCTATGGCGACAACGTTGAGTAAGTCACACCAAAGCGAATCAGTAGCGGTGGCAGAAATAATTGCTCCGAGCCGAGTCCGTGCGGCAGTTCCGCTCATCACGGCCCCGACCCCAGTGCCTTGCAGTCTCATGCTGACCATGTAAGTTCCTACTGTGACAAACGTAACAGTGGAAGAGGCTGCGGTGGCATAAGGTTGCCCTGCGTATAGTGGAGAACCACCAAAAATGGTCGCAGGACTAAGCGGAGCAACACCCGTTATTTTCTGCCCTTCGTACCCGATTGTTTCAGTAATCTCTGGCTTGTACAGGGTTATGTCATAGGAAACCCACAATTCACCGAGTACCTGCCCGGCAGAGCCGGGCAACCCAACGGTAGCAATTTGAAACAACCCATGATCCATGAATCGAGCGTCTTGTGACGCCGACACACTTGACATAGGTGTCCGAACGAATTTAATTTTATTTGTGGTTTCAAAAGGAGCACATTCAATCGTATGTATTTGACTCTGCGAGGGCGGAGCCGAACACGCGTATTGACTGTTTTCCATATGTATTTTATCTACATATGCATTTTCGAGAACATCATAATTACAGGCCATAACTACCGTTCCCAACGGACCGCCCGTAGAAATTGGGGAGGTCATACTTTTAAATTCAAAAACCATGCCATTTATCTGGTATTCCGAATAATTGTTTGCTATATTAGCCAACAAAGGAAACAACTGTGGATTACCAGGGTTGATGACAAAAAAGAAATTATTAAAAGCCGTGGGACTGGTTGGCACAAGTATATCCGAAATAAACTCCCTATGACGAATCCGTGTAGCATTACCATGAGTACCGAAATCAGGTACGGTTTCCCCCGGAGGGATCGCTCCACCCTTGTTGATCAAAGAATTGCTCATGACTGTATAGTCTCCAAAACCTACAATCCGAGACAACCATGATCCCAGCGATTTTCCGAGTCTTCCTCCGAGTCCTTTGGCATCTGAGCCAATGAATCGGTCAGCGAGGAAAGACCCAAGTTTATCGCCACCACGAGCGAATGAGCCATCCGGCACAAGTTTTTTCCCAACAGGCACAACTCTATCAGTATAGTAGTCCCCCTGTCCCGTGATGCGCTTGTTTGCACCAGCGGTTTTGTTACTTGTCTGCGTCGCATTCTTCTTCTTACTCTTTGGCATTTCTCAAGTATATTGTTGAATCCCGTCTACCCTATCCGGGTGGACACTCACACTAAGGAGGGGGGTACGTGACTTCCCCGGTTCTATGAACCTGTTGCCCCCACGAAACTTTATTAATAGTCCCGCGCTTTTAGTACATCGAAAACCGGATCGATGACCAAAGCTGGTAGATTTACCACAGAGTCAAGCAAAGCCGACACGCGTAGAATGTCGGAATATTCGAGGTCGTACCTCGTAGCGATTGCCTGGATCGTCTCCTCTGCATCGACATTTTCATCATCCAATTTAGGACGCCAAGACTCGTCGAGTTGATGTAAATCTGGGTGCGCAATTTTATCCCCACACCTGCGCAACGTGTTTAAAAAGGCACCTAAAATAGGGTAATCTTTTGGAACGGTACTGTAAGAAGAGGCTAAAGCAAAGGCTACTACTTTAACTGCCTCAGGACCAGTTTTCCAGACCGTTTGTCTTGTCTCGGGGTCTTTATACTTACAGATCTCGATCGGATCCCTCAAGACTTTCCCTAATTTTAGACATGCAGACGGGAGGGGCATCCAAACACGTCGGTGTCCGGACTCCGACAGACGCCACCACCCCCGAAGAAATGTTATCTGCCCAACATCATCGGTTCCAAAATATTTCGTCTTGAAACCTAATTGACGAGCAGATCCCGCGATATCTTTTGATTTTTGTTTTATAATCCACATATACATAAAAACTGTGGACAAAGAATTTAAGACAGTAGTCATCGTAATGCCGGTCGGCATCTGAACACCAGCTTCACCTTTGACACGAAGTCGTCCGGCTCTGGCGGTATAAGGTGCTTTACAGCAATACTGACACAAATCAATAAAATCGCGTGGCAGTCCCATTAGAGTCATCCATTCGTCGGATGCTATCATCTGCGGCCCCTCGTCTTGGGTGTGATCAAATTGACTTTGGTCACATTCACCATACATCGGTAAATCCAACTTTTCAGACAATGTGCCCCAACATACCACAGAATCATCTCCTGAGACTGCCAACACCACTTCAGTTCCTCCCATCGCATCAACAATGGAACTCAACTGTTTTTGCGTGTACCCTGCCGCAAAGAAAACACGGACAGGTACACCATACCACTGATGCACTTGACCATTCATCCGTTCATGTAACACGGTCGCGCACGCTCGAGCATAACTGCTCATGCGTGCATGAATGATGGGATCAAGATTTACTATAGCTCTGGGTTTCATCGTCACTATACCAAGCAAATCTTTATCAACGTTCAAAGTTTCATTCCATTTCAAAGAAACGGTTTTCCACAACCGTGTATTAATCCCTTGTTGATCAAGTTCATCAGCACGCAGAATTCTTTCGCCCCGCTTACCCATCAGTCTGGCGCAATCCGCCAAAGTAGGTAGATTGCCAACCAACCGATCAAATAATCCGCTTCGTAGAAAATCAGCTGCAAGGTTTTTCCAACGTTTCCACCTTGTAGCGTCATCATCGCAATCCACGAAGGGATCCTGATGGGTTCGCCAAAGAATCGCAACTAACAAGTTTTTCTCATTGTTTGCAGGTTCCCATAGGAGACCATTAGTTATCAATATCGGATACATAACATTATCCTCTCGGGGATTTACCGATAATAAATCCAACGCAGTGTCAATAGACACATCGATATTGTCCACCTGGATCTTGATCTTCCCTCGAAAATCAATTGGACCTCTCAAAGCATCGGATGTATACGGCGGGATGGTTGACCCAACGGGAAGGATCGAAACGCCCATCTCCCCGGCGTAAACAAGTTTTTGTTTCCGACATGACAAAAAAGTGTCCCACAAACTTGCACTCTGGAGTTTTTCAAAGGCTACAAATTGATTCATCATGGTCATATTTGCTCTATTAAAACAAACAACAATATTCCACAATAAGTGGAGTCCAACAGCAGACAGGAAACCTTTCCAACCAAACCGCCGATGAAGAACTTTCATCGAGGTATGGAAGCAAAAGGCCCCGACTGCGCCGACATTGTTCCCACAACAAAAATGTACCAACATTTCAATCCCCATTATGATTTCACCAATGGCGGGAACAAACCATCTTCCGGCTTCCTCATATATGGGGGCAAAAAGCATTGTATGAATATAACCTCCATAATGTCCATCTACAAATGGATCGTTTTGACCAGGAGCAGAAACAATTTCTGTATATTTCCCGGGATGCTGTGAATATTCATTACGGACTGTCCAATAAGACATTTCCATAACGGTATCATAAACAAAATCCTCGATCTTTTTGTAAAAAGACATAAAAGGTTTCTTCAAAAAGCAAACAATTGGATTCCCTTGATGGGCTTCTTCATTTCTTGCTCGAATACTAGATAACAAGGTCACAAAATCATGTGTTGATGTCATAATCGTTCGTCCTATATCCCAAATCTTTGGGACAATCTTGGACCAAGGATTACTCATTTTCCAATCAATTTTTGAAAACAAATTGCGAGGAGTGTAGCCCTTATACCAACAATAACCTACAGCCACTGCCGAGGCTACACTCGCTGCCATCAGAACCTGACGGCGACGAACCCTTGCAACATCATTCATCGCAGACCACACATTTGCGGTAGCGCGCGATTGGATTAGTTTAACCTCTTTATCTGCAAAACCCGATCTCAAAGAAGCCATCATATCAGCTATTTTTACTCGATTCGCGTACATTGCGTAAAAAACGGTACCATACAAAATTTCGCGATAAATCTCGGGAAAACGAGAGGCAATGTCTTGAATGTCTTGACGCGACGTCAGCATAGTTGAGGCCTTGTGGACAACTGAGTCCATCATAGGCCCACTCGGAACGCGATTACTAAAAATCACATTCAAAGAACTAGCGACGGCGTGACAAACATAAACTTCCACGGTCTTTTCATCACCCCGCAAATACCCGGAAAGAGCACCCAAATGCCGCAACACCGGGGTATTAAGGATAAATTGTACTAGCGGACCATGACTATTAATAATTTCTTTAACTATAAGTGGAGTCAATGGTACCTGTGCCCGCAATTCCAAACTAGCCTCATACCCAACAGCGCAGCGTAACAGCCAATAAGGTCCAATTTTGTTCAACATCGTAACATCAATGCCTTTATAATGTCGATACTGGAGCCAATGTAAATCTCCATGTGCGGGATACGGTTGCGTGGCGCGGTCCGGAGAAAATAAAATATCCCCGTCTAAACGCCGAAACCATACCCCTTCCTCGAGACCAGGACCGAACGCATCTGCTCCGGCCTCCCCCGCAAACAACCGCACGCTAACATAAACGTGACCTGTTCGCGTCATCGATGCTAGATGTCTTATCGTCTTAGTCGACAGAGCCGTATCTTGATCGACAGAGTCAAAGTATACATCTTGAACGATAGCAAAATCGAAGACATCGTCGGGGTGTAGTGCGACACGCCCCCTACCAAACGAACGCCCCCGATCGCCCTGAACAGGAACGTCGGGAGCGTTGACGAAACGGACATTAAGGACCTCACGGGATCGCAACCAACGCGGTCGAGATCCTGTTCCCACCTGAACCAAACCATTTGGTGGATGGAGAGGAGTTAATTTCTGATTCCGATTGGATCCATACCAGTCAAGAATCGTCAATTCCATATTGCCCTTGCCTTCAGTTTTGAGGATCTCAAGGACCACGACTTCCCTCGCGATATGAGAAATGGGATGCAAACTACTCATACGACTGTGGGATGGTTCTACAGGCCACCCTAAGGAAGTCATGTATTCGAAAGCCTTCGTATCCGCTTTACTCACCTGGCACTTCCGGGCTGAAGCCCAGTCGCAAATATCGCGGAAAACGAGTGAAGTTTGGCCTATTGGGTCATTGACCCCGGCGGACGCATTTGCCCCCTGCTTCGGCTTTCTCCCTGACGAAGAAGAACTTGATCCTCCAGTTGGACCAGACGAAGAACTCGTCGGCCCAGAATTATTCCCGCTAGGCGGGACGGGAGGCGGACCTTGAGATCCGCCACCCGAAGGGGACGCCTTGCTTTTACGCTTAGCCCCAGACTCCTTTTTCTTCCCTTTTGGATTAGTTCCTGAGTCACGATCATCAGGTTGAGGCGGTGTTTTATCCCCAGCCCCGGACTTTGTTGAGGAGTCGTCTCCTCCACGGCGCGCACTGACTCTATTGCGCCGAGACATAACAAATTAGCAGCTCACTAAACCTTGTAGAAAGGATTTTATGAGAGACGTCTCTCGTAATATACTTTCGCTAATGAACAAAAGTTAT